CCAATGTGCTTAAAAAATTACAAAGAATACACGTTAAAAAGTATCGTTCTATGTTAGAAAAGGAAGAAGAAGTAGTACTTGAGGAACAGAAGAAACGAGGTGAATTTGAGAAAATACTTAAGGAAACTGCTGAAAAGAAAGACCAAAGGATTGCTCAATTACACGCACAGTTGAATTCAATCAAGGTTGATGATTCACTGCTTCAGGCTAGTAGCAAATACGGCGCTATTAATCCGGAGCAAGTCGTAAGGCTAGTCAAAGACCAAGTTAAATTGAATGACACTGGAGATGTTGAAGTTGTGGATAAGAATGGAACTCCACGCTATGCTGAATCTGGAGAACCTTTATCGGTTGATATGTTGGTAAAAGAGTTCTTAGATAATAATTTGCACTTTATAAGTGCAGGCCCATCAGGTAGCGGAGCAAAATCAAATACACAAACAGACGGCGTGAAACCAGTTGATATCACCAAGTTGGATATGAAAGATCCAGCACAAAGAGCAATCTATGCTGAGTACAGAAAAACACAAGGCATAGGTTAACATTAACACGTTAGACTATAGGAGATAACAAAATGGCTAATGAAGTAAAACTAGCATCCGGTGGTGTTGATGATTTAATATCATCAATCGTAGCGGAAGCACAATTCGTGGCGGCTGAAAGATCTGTAATGAGAAATCTTGTTAAGACTTTTACGATCCCACAAAACAACGGTGGAACGGTATTACAAGTGCCGATCTACAGTACACCAGCGGCGGCGGCAGTTGCAGAAACTGTTGACTTGGCAAACACTGCTGTAACAACATCCAAAAAAGATATTACACTTGGTGAAGTAGGTGTAATGACTACTGTAACTGACTTGGCGTTAAACTACTCAAAACAGAACGTTATCAGTGACATTGGTAGACTTTTTGGTGAAGCAATCGCTAAGAAAATTGACCAAGACTTAACTGGTTTATTCTCAGGCTTCTCAACTTTTGCATTAGGCAACGCAACTGACACGCAGACAGAAATGACTGCGGCTCACTTATTTGCGGCGGCGGCAAAATTAAAGAATGCTGGAGTACCAGGACCATACTTTGGTGTTTTCAACCCAGCGTCAATCTTCAACATGAAGAAAACTATGACTTCAACATTCGTACCGCAAGGTAACACAGGAGTTGTCAACGCGGCAATGACTGAAGGTTATGTTGGAAGAATAGCAGGTATCGATATTTTCGAAACTTCAAATGTTGTGGCTGACTCGGCTACAAGTGCCGTAAACTCTGTGTTCAGCAGAGATGCACTTGCGATGGCTATGGGCTCAGACATGAAAATTGCTACTCAAAGAGATGAATCTTTAAGAGCTACAGAAGTTGTTGCAACGGCTGTATACGGTGTGTCTGAATTACATGACACTTACGGTGTACAAATACCAGTAGACGCAACTATATCATAATAATTGATTGGAGGTTTATACCTTCGCTCATATTACAAAAAGGGCGGCCCAGTGTCGCCCTTTTTTATTAGTGCTTAACACATAGGCACACGCAATAAATAAGTTTTAGCAAGAAGGACTTGCACACACTTTAACAGGAGGACTCTTAAGTGGCTAACTTTACAACAGATGCAGATCTTGAACAATACGAGCCTGACATCAAAAACTATGGAATCCAGGATTATTCGGATCTCCACACACTATCAACAGCAGACGTAAAAAGAGACATTGAAATAGAATGGTGGCCTAGAGCAAACTATGGTCGTTATGATCTATCTGCAGGTACTACAACAACATTTGAAGACAGTTTGCTTGTAGACAGCCAATGGACAAGATGTGCAGTGTACCATGTATTGGGACATTACATCTACCCACGTCTAAGCACGTTCTCTCCAGAAGGTGATGTATTCAGAGAAAAAATGGCATATTACAGACAAGAATACAAAAATGAATTTGACAAAATTTTAAGAGTAGGAGTCAAGTACGATTTTGATAGTTCCGGAGATATCTCAGTAGGAGAAGATAAACCCACGCACTTCAATCGTCTTGTAAGATAATTGAATGAGTGCAAGAGAAAACATAGCGATTGATATCGTTGAACAATTAAAGAATATGTCTAAACCAGGAGCAGTCTTGGTTAGCAGAGAATTCTTTGATTTTGAAAAACTAGCAATCACACAGTTTCCAGCAATACTTGTTGTTAGTGGCAATGAGGAAAGAGAAGACATCAGTATGTCAGAAAGACAAGGCACACTTGAAATAGAACTACGATGTTTTGTCAGAGGCAGTGAACTGGACACAGCAAGAAATAATCTAATTACTAACATAGAAAAAACATTGGAGTTAAGCAGAGATAGAAATATAACTGTTGACAACACTGCCACACACTACGTACAATCATCAATTAACAACATAGAAGTCGTTGAAAGACAACAACCACTAGGGCAGTTCAATGCAACACTTTCAGTGACTTATGCTTACAAGAGAGGTAATCCATAATGTCAATACAAATGTATGATAAACAAGGGAATTCAAAAATAGTCGACAACCCACAGGTTCAAGACCATTTGAGATCAGGCTGGAAATTTAAAAAACCTGCTGTGACTGAGAAGCCACAGGAAGAAATCCAAACACAACCAAAACCAAGACAAAGGCGTATGCGAATATTGAAGGCAGACGCTGAAGTCATTAACAACAACAAAGAGGAGGAATAGAAAATGGCTACAAACACAGCAGTCTATTCAGGAACACAAGGAGTCGCACATTTTGACGTGGGCGGTTCTGTAACACCAGTTGCTTCCATTATATCTTTTTCTGTATCACAAACAGGTGATGCGATTGAGACTTCAGCAATGGGATCTACTTCAAGAACTTATCTACCAGGACTAACAAACTATACTGGTTCGATGAGTGTATACTTCAGAGATGACGATGCGGCACAATCTGCATTGTTTTCAGCACCAGGAGCCGCGGCGGCATCAGTAGAACTGTTTCCATCAGGTAGAACAACTGGTATTAAACTATCTGGAGAAATAGTCGTTACGTCACACGAAATTACAGCGGCGAACGATGGGGCAGTTACGGCGGAAATATCCTTTCAAGGATCTGGCGCTTTAACTAAAGCAGACCTTTAATATTTTATAATATGACAAAGGTTACCTTTAATGCAAGTTCTCTCACCAAAGCGTTGGAGAAATCTGTTGAAAAGATTTCAAAAATTATAAGTGAGGATGTGCTTAAAGGGGTCAGACGTAGATCACCAGTGCGTTCAGGCCTGTTCAAAAGAAGTTGGCGTATGAGTGGAGGTAAGAACAAATATAGAATTACTAATCCACAACCATACGGACACGCACTTGAACATGGCAAGAGTGGGCAGGCCCCAGACGGTGTCGTCGGACCAACATTAAGAAACATAGGAAAATAGAGGAGATATAAGATGAGTATAACAGACAAAATAGCGAAGCACTACCAATCAAGTATTAGTGGTGATTTGAAAAAAATCCACGTGGAGGAGTGGGACACTGACGTTTATTGCAGAACCACATATCCACTTAAGGATGAGGCTAAGATCCTTGAATTACAAACTCAAGGAAAGACTGTTGAAGCACTTGTTGAAAGTATAATTGTAAAAGCCAGAGACAAAAACGGCAAACGATTATTTCAAGATGCTGACAGGATCAAATTGATGAATGAAGCGGACCCAACGGTTATTATTAAAGTTGGTGGTGCTATCAATAATGCAAAAATTGATCTTGATCAGGAGACTGCTTCAAAGGAATAGAGTCTAATGTCGAGTTACAGTTTGTAATGATGCTGGCAGACAGATTAAAAAAATCTGTTGAAGAAATATTACAGATGACGACATTAGAGAAACAGTTGTGGGCCGGTTTCTATTTGTTTGAACACAAACAGAGTAAAAAAACTATGGGTAAACAACCGGCACAAGTGCCAACAAGGAGACGTAGATAATGGCTGATGCAAGACAAAGGCTTTTAATTGAAATAGCAGTTAAAAACCAACAGGCGTTGGGTAACGTCAATAACAGTCTTAAAAAGATTGAAAGAAACAGTTTAACAATGGGCAAGGCTGTAAAAGGTGCCTTGGGTGCTTTTGCCATTATCGGTGGTGCTAGACTTATTGGTGGACTTGTAAACACAGTTAGAACTTTTGAAGACCTTAGAGCAACACTTGTAACCATTGAAGGTGATGCACAAAAAGCCGGTGAAGCATTTGATCTCATAAGAAAATTCACAGCAGGAACTACGTTCCAATTGGAAGAAGTATCCAACGCATTCATAACATTTAGAAATGCTGGATTGAATCCTACTCAAGCAATGATGACAGACATTGGTAACATTGCCGCAGGTATGGGTAAAAGAATTGATGATGTAGCAAGAGCAGTATTCAACGCCACAACTGGTGAATTTGAAATGCTTAAACAACTTGGTATCAAGGTTAAGACAGAAGGTAAAAATTTAACTGTTAACTTCAGAGGCACAGCCAGAACAATTAAAAATGATGGAAAAGAAATTGTTGCTTTCTTAAGAGAAATTGGAGAAGTAGAATTTGCTGGAGCCATCGATGCAAGGGCAAAAACACTATCAGGTGCATTTAGTAACTTGCAAGATCAAATTGCCGAGGTAGCAGTTGCAATTGGTGAGGGAGGTTTAAAAACTGAACTTACAGAAGGTGCAAGAGAAATGACAAAACTCTTGAAAAATACTCCTGAAGTAACTAGAGCACTTGGCAAAATGGGAGAACTTATAGGAAAAACTTTAAATGTTCTTTTAAAATCATTTGTTGGTTTATTGATAGGAATAGGTAAAGCATATGACTTTATAGCAGGCAAAGTAAATGTATTCCTTGGAAACACAGATGAAGCCATAGTACAACAACGTAAATTTAATGAAACATACAAAACATATTTCAATGATATGAATGCTATGTTGCCTGTGCAGAAAAAAATAAATGATGCAACTGCACAAGGAACAAAAGTAAACAAAACTTATGAAATGAAAATGGGTGAAATGAATCAAACTGTGGAAGAAGCCACAGAAGCCCAAAAAAAATATACAAAAGCAACAGAAGATGCACAAAAAGAAACGGCGGCAATTGCGGCAAGGTTTGCACACAACGTTACACTTTTAGATTTAACTATTGACGGATTCAATCAAGTAAACAGCACGGCTGTTGATGCACTAACAGATATTGTAATGGGTGCCCAAACTTTACAGGAAGCATTGGGTACTATTGCCAAAGTTGCACTAAGACAACTTATTGCAGGATTTATACAACTGGCTATTGTTACACCAATACTAAACAAATTGGCAGAGATGTTAGGGTTTGACATGGTAAGTGCAACACAAAAACAAACCAATGCTGAAAAAGAATTAAACAGAGAATTACAAAAACAAATTGGATTACGATTGTTGTTAAGACTGGTAGGCGGTTTTGCTAATGGTGGTGCTGTTGGATATGCTAATGGTGGTGCTATAGGATTTGGCGGTGCACGAGCAGGCGGTGGAGCAGTAGGAGGCAGTAATGCGTTCTTGGTTGGAGAAAGAGGACCAGAGTTGTTCATACCCAACACAGCAGGCACGATAGTATCCAATGAAACAATGGGCAGTAGAATGGGTGAAACAAATATAAACTTTAACATCAATGCCATAGATGCACAAGGATTTGACGAATTGTTATTGTCAAGAAAAAATTTAATTGTTGGTACAATACAAAAGGCATTTAGACAGCAGGGTAGGAGACTTGCTTAATGGCACTGGAAAACAGGATAAGAGCAATTAATTGGCGGAGCAACGTTGAGACAATTAAAAATGTTGCGTTAAGCGGCAAGAGATACACTGCAGATTTTGGACATCAATTTTGGAGTTTTACGATACAAACACCTCCACTTACTAGAACACAGTTTCAAGACGACTTTGCAGTTTTATTCAATGACACTGAAACTGGTGCAACAATTGACGTAAAGCCAGGTATACTGCATGATGGAAAAGGAAGGGTAAGTGCAACAGTGCAAACATCTGGGACTTTTTCCATTGCCCAAGTGGCGGCTATGGGTGACAATATTCAAATAAATCTCGATGACACATCGGGTGCTGGTATGTTATTAACTTACGGTGATTTTTTACAATTTGGTACACACAAAAAAATTTACATGATAAATGACAACAACGTGCCTTTGGATCCAGCAGTATACGGAGGTGCTCCAACAGGCACTGATAGAGTTTATATCTTTCCACCGTTCATTGAACCTATTGCTAATAATACAAGTGTTAAATTTAATGATTTGAGTGTGCAAGTAATTGCTATTGGAGAAACAAACAGTTTTAGCACAAACCAAGATGGATTGTTTGTGTTTGAAAAAGAAGTCAGGGAGGTTTTTTAATGAGCTCAATTAGTGCCGGTGGAACGTTTGATGATACTGGCAAAACAATAACATACAAGGTGTTAAATTTTAGAAGTATAAATTATGGA